CCTTTACTAATGATAACGGTGATAGCTCTTTTAATGTGTATAATTTAAATCAATTTCCCCCAGAATTTATATTAAAATTTTGGGAAAAGAATAGTAAAAAAATCGATAATAATTAAAGGGGAAAAAAATGAAAAATAAAGAAAAAATGATTAAAATTAAACAAACAGAATATGATACACTTAGGAACTGTGGATATGCATCAAAACAAATTTTTAAAGCACATCTTATGAAGGAAGCATATTTTAAAGAATATATTATAAACCACTACCCAGAAATATGGAAAGAAGCTGAAAAAGATATAGATGATAAAGTAAGTATAATATCTGAGAATATACAAAAATGTGTTGATAATATAAGTAGTAGAAAAAATACTAAAATAAGTAAAGAAATTAAAGAAAAGGCAATACATAATATGCTAGATAGATTTGAAAAAGAAAATAAAGAAGATAATGAAGAAAAATTAAAAATAGAAAAAAAGAAAAAATTAGGGGGAAATTTTTAGTGAAAACTAAAAGAATAAATAAGGATTTCTTACAAAATATAGATTGGAATGAAAATGAAGATACTATATTATCTAATTATAGAACCAAAATGAGGGAAGAATATAAAGTAGATCAAGCATCACCAGAAGATGAAGAAATGGTAGAACATATACTAAACCAAATAGAAGTCCACCTAAGAACACTGATAAAGACAGTAAAGGAAGAGACAAAATATACTAATCTTGTTAATAAATTTTGCGATGATAAAGAAAATGATAGTAGAGATATGGTAGAAGAAGCCCATTTCTTCAAAAAAGTATATGATAATTTAAAAAAGGGATAACTAATGAGTGAAGAAATTAATGTAAAAGATAGACAAAAAAATATAAAGAATTAGTAAAATTTGAAGATTGTATAAAAATCCTCAAGAAAATTTAAAAAAATGGCAAGAATTAAAATCCAAAAATGAAAGAATATATAATATGCTAATAGAAGAAGAACAAGATTATAGATGTGAAAAATGGAAAAAAGAACATCCTGATCTAAACAAACTAATGGAAGATATTAAAGAATATAAAGAAGTAATAATTGATAAATGGAAAAATAATGAAGATGAAGAATCTATAAGAATGAAGGAATGTATGGAAAGAGAAGATAGAGAAGAAGGTAAAGTATTTGATCTTTGGCTAGGATCACTAATATGGAATATGGTTATGGTCAAAAATTTAATACTTTGAAAGATTAGCCTTTCTATCAATAGAGGTAGTTCAACTTTGCTAAGACCCACTAATTACCATTGGTGGGTCTTTTTACACCTACCTCTTACCCCTTAATCTAAAAGATAATAGGTTGTAGTTGATCCTAAGAAGAATAATATCTATAATTATGTAATTTTGTTAATTATTAGGTTGATATAGGGCATTTATTAGTTGTAGGCTTATTTGTATTATTAAAGTAGGAAGAGTAATTAGTTAATTTAAATAGGGATAAATAGATTTAAGGGAAGAAGTAATGGGGATTTATACTTTAAAAAATGACATAAGTGCTTACTAACACTGCATTTAGGGGACTAAGAGAATGGGAAGAAAAAGGGCAATTCACGTCTATAAACACAACTCAAAAGAGGTCTTAACTGAGATCAGATCATGGTCTGAAGATATCATTTATGATAAAATACTTACCTTCTTAAAATTATGCGAGAATAAAAATAAGACACCCTTCTTGCCTAATTTTTACAGGCATAATGATATTATTATCACTAGGACCAATGGGAAGATATCTTCCAAGGAAGTAGGACAAGAGTGGATAGATGTTATAAAGAAGATAGCATATATTAAAGAGGTGTTCAAGACCTTCCAAGAACAAGATGTAGTTAATAAGGCACTCAATAAAGACTACTCTGCTTCCTTCGCAGCCTTATACCTAGCCAATAGGTTTGATTATACTACTGCAGCAACAGGGCAGCAACAGGTGCCTGTTCAGATAAACATTAAGACCTTTGATCACCTTAAGCCAAAGCTGATAGAGACTATTATAAGTGATTCAGAACGGGCTAAGGCTCTGTTGCCTGATGGCTATGATACTATAGATGACAAAGAGTTAATTGATTGTGATCAATCTGGGGCTGTTGTAGAGGGCATTAAAGATATAGATAATGAAGAAGATATAGATATGTTTGAAGGAATAGAAGGTATTGATTACTAAGAATAATATATAGAGAAAAAATCTCTAGAATGGGATAGCTTAGAGTATAAAGTTCGTCCAAGGCATCCATCTGTCATTATGAGTGAAATACAAACTAAAACCAAGTGACATACAAGTGTTAAGATAGGAAAGATATATGAGAGATATTAAGATCAAAGAGATGAATTATCCGAATGAGCGGTATGAGAAAGGGATATTAGAAGACTATCATCATCAATTCAACTTTATTATTAGATTTGATGAGAACATGAAAAAGTTAAAATTAGGTAAGAGAGCTAAGCGTTTCTTTATGCTAAAATGGTCGAGACGACAAGGTAAGACAGCAATGGTCTTTAATATCTTAATTAGAGAATGTTTATCTAATCCCAATAAGAGATACGCCTTTATATTTTCTAGTCAGGTTGTCGCTAAAAATATTTTACTTTTAGATCCTGAGATTAAGGCATATTTACCAGAACAAGACTATGAGGGTCAAATATGGAAGTTAAACAAGCAAGAATTGACTATTACCTTTAATAATGGTAGTGTTTTACAGATATATGGTGCTGATGCTAGTGCTGACCGTTTGAGGGGTTTCAGTTGTAGTGGATTAGCCATTGATGAGTGGGCATATTTTGAGAGTGATAATATATGGACTGCTGTTGTTAATCCAGTTTTAACTAAGATTAGAGATAGTTTTTGTATTTTTATTTTCACCCCTGCTGGAATTAACCATGTTAGTAAACAGTGGAATTTATATAAGAATAATAAACATCCTGACTGGTATTGTGAGACTTTAACGGCATTAGACAACAAATTAATAAGAATTGAAGATTTAGAAGATGCTAAGAAGAGAATGGGTGTTTCCTTATTTAACCAGGAATTTTTATGTATGGACTTACAAGACAACGATCTTGTTATTATTCCGCAAAAAAACATTGAGGCATTAAAAAATATTCATAGGACACAAAAAGGAAGAAGACGAGTTATTGCTGTTGATCCTAGTTTAGGTGGTGATGAGTGTGTGTGTTATTATATGATCAACAGTGAGATAATGAGTGAGAAGATAATAAACAACCCTGATAGCACAGTAGTAGCAAGTTTAATAAGTATGTTTTGCCATCAGTGTAATTGCAAGAATATAATAATTGATAATATTGGTTGTGGAAAAGGTATTGGTGATCAATTAAGGCGACAGGGAAATAATGTAATAAATTTTGATAGTAGAGGAAAATCTTTGGATCCTAGGTTTTATAATTTAAAAGCTTATTCTTGGTTTAATACTAAGTTATTAATTGAATTAGGAAAGTTAAAATATCCTGATGATGAGGTTCTTCGTCAGCAGTTAAGTGCTGTTAGATATGAGTATAGTGGTAATAGTGGTAAGATTAAGTGTGAGCCAAAGATTATCACCAAGAAGAGATTAGGTTGTAGTCCTGACCGTGCTGATGCTTTTATCTATGGTGTGTCAGCTTATGACTTATTAACTGATGAGAAGAGAGAGGATAGGCTTAATTTCTTAAATGACAGGTTATTACATGGTGGACCTGCTGCCTACAACTATCTCTCAGATTAATTCATTTGCTAAATTTTTTAATTCTTTTTTTATATGTCTTTTTAATTTACTTTTAATTCTTTGTTTTTGTTTTTTTATAAATACATCTTTTTGTTTTTGTATTTCTATTTTCTTTTGTTCTAGTATTATTTCATTCATTCTTTTAAATATTTTATAATTTTTGATATATTCTGTAATCATTACTCTTAGTGCATATGAGTCTAGAGAGATACCTTTTATTTTTTTTATTTCGCAAAATTCTTCATATAGTTCTATTGGTATCATTTTTATGTTTTTGGTAGTATCTTCTATTATATTCATTTATTCTATCTTTATTTTTTTCTACATATTCTTTTTTCTTAGCTTTTACTTCTGGTCTTTGATTATATTCTTTTCTATATAGTCTTAGTTTTTCTTTATTCTTTTTTATATAGATATCTCTTTTTATTTTAATTTCTTCTTTGTGGTTTTTATAATATTCTTTTTTATAATTTTTCAAATATTCCTTATGTTCTTTATTATATTTATTATTCTTTATCTTTATTTCTTCAATATTTTTTTGATAATATTGCTTTGAGCAAATGAGTCTATTTTTTCTAAATTTCTTATAACTTTCTTTCCATATTTTTTTATGTTTTTCGGGATTTTGTTTTACATCTTCTTTTAACCTTTTAAGGATTTTCTCTCTATTTTTATAATAATATTCTATAGCTCTTCCTTGTTCTTTCTTTTTATTTCTATTATAATATATATATTTTTGTAGTTTTATTTTATTTTTATTTTTCTCTTTATCTTCTTTTATTTTTTCTATATTATTTTCTCTATATCTTTTATAATATTCTCTTTGATATTCTTTTACTTTCTTTTTTTGTTCTGGTGTAGAAGGGTATTTCTTTTTCTTTTTTATTTTAAATTTCTTTAGATCATCATATTTATCTAACTGTCTTGTTTTATCTCTTATTCTATTCATAGTATTTTCATCATTTTTCAATTGGGAATAGTATAAACCTTTTATATACAATAAGAATACTCTACATTCTTTATCAGATAGGTGAGGTGTGACCCTTTCTATTTCATCATAGAACTCATTTCTTGATATATTTTCTTCAACTTGATTAGGTTGTTTATCTATTATAATATGTTTTAAAGTTGCTTCAACGTCTTCACCATTATCATGATCCATATCTATTGATATTGATGAATTTAAAGAGTTATGTTTACTATTTTGTGATTGATTTAAGAGTGTTCCAAGTTTTCTTTTTACACAAAGACAATAAAATGATTTGAAATTTTTATTTTTATCTTGATCATAATCATCTATTATTCTTAATAAATGTATATTTAATTCTTGTATTAAATCTTCTGTCTCTAATCCTTTTACATAATATAGAGACACCATATAGGCAGTAGTAGATTTAAGTTTATTTAAAATTTGAGTGAATATCTCATCAGTTGGTTTGATTTTATATTGATTAACTATATCTTGTAGATTATCCATACTTATATTTCGATATTTGAAAGAAGATAACCTTTATTTCTTTTGTAAGATTTCTCTTTTTATCTTAAGTGTTTTTAATTTAGTTTCCATTTCATTTAACAGTTCTTCTTCCATAAGAGTTAGTTTTTCTTCTTTTACTCTTAGTTCAAAATTTTTATAGAAATGGAATTTTTGAATACACATCTCTGTTTGGAAGATTTGATCTGATATAATGCCTATTTCTAATCTCATTGCTATACTTATATCTACTTTCTGTAATTTTTTTATATCGGAATTCTTTCCATAATAGTTGTTAAAAGCTATAGCAGAAGAGCATATAGCTATTATAGACATTATAATTGTGCTTATTTTACCAGTTGTAAATACTTTCTTATTGCCAGCCATTTGATGTCCTTTTAAATAGAGAAGGTGTTCTATCTTAGTAATACAAAAATACTCTAATTTGTATTATTTAAATAGATAACGAAGTTTTATTAAAGGGAAAGAAAATGGCAAAAGGGTATAGGGAATGTAAAGAATGCAAGAAACAGGTTTTGATAGCAACTAGGATATGTGAATGTGGATTTGAATTTCCGCGAAAAAAGAAAAAGAAGAAAAAGGTTAAAAGTAAGAATGATGCTCTTATTGTAGTTACAGAGCCTTATGTAGAACCAGAGGCATTCCAGACTGTAGAAGCAGGAACACAGTTAATTGTAGAGGAACAAGAGTCTTTTGAGCCTGGTAATGACAAGATAGATAAACTAACTAAAATGGTTCAAGATTTAACTTCTGTAGTTGTTTCTCAAAAAGAAGAAATAGATACTATTAAAAAGGATAATATCTCTGGATTAAATACTTTATTAACTAAACATAAGAAGAATCAGAAGTTTCGTAACATATCAGTAAGTAAGGTAACTCAGACACCTAGGGAAAAAGAATATAAAGAATATCGTTCATTTTTCTTAAAGAATGTAAATCTTTGTGGATATGATAAAAATTTAACTGCTAATATTGCTACCTGTTTTATTACTAAGAATATAATTGGACTAAAGAAGATAATTTCTGCCCACGGACCTTTGAAGTCAGAAGCTGATCGTTGTAACATTAAATATAATTAAGGATTTGAATATGAGTTTAAAAAAAGAGACTCTAGATCTATTAACTATGGATTTAGATACAGTTGATGATAGATCAATTTATGAATTAACTCATAAATTTAAAGAAGATGGATTGTCAGATGATGCCTTATTTAGAGAGAGAGCCGTAATTAGTAATAATTTCTATCATGGTTTTCAATGGGATACTTTTAGTTTGCAAGAATTGGCAAGAAAGAGAATGCCTCATCTTACATTCAATATAATTAAAAAGACTGTAGAATTCCTAGTTGGCACACAAGAGCAGAATAGGAAAGATATTGTAGCTAAGCCAGTTAAGAATGCTACCAATGCTGTATCTTCTATATTTAGTAAATTAATAAAAGATGTAATAGAAAAAAGTAATGGTAGTCATTTGCTATCTGAATGGTTTAGAAGTGGATGTATCAAGGGTAGATCTTTTATCCACGCATATAAAGACTATGAATTAGACCCTTGGACTGGTGGACTTAAATTAGAGATAATAGATACTCTTGATTGTGTTATAGACACGAACAGTAAAAGATATGATTTAAGCGATGCTAAATACTTTATAGTTTTTAAATATGAAAATAAGGATTTAATATTAGAGAGATATCCTAAGAAAAAAGATCTTTTATTAGATGTGCAAGAAGAAAAGCAATCAACGACTGATGATATGTTTACTTCAGATTATGATGATCATGGCACAGAAGCCTTAAATAGTAAAGAGAGTAGATATAATAATAGATCTAGTTATCAATTCAAAGTTCAGTGGACATATGTTAAAAAAGCCAAAAGAAGAACCCATTTAATAGACTCTGAAGAAATGACAGATTATATTTTAGATAATAAAAAAGATATTGAGGTTGGTGAGGCAGCTGCGTCTTTAGAACCTAAAAGATATAAAGTAGTTGAAAGAGTTGATAATATATTATATTTGTTTAAAACGATAAATGATATTGTCTTAGAACGTATTAAAGAACCGTTTAGTATGGATGATGATAATGATGATAATTTATTTAAAAAGAATGTTACTAACAGATATCCAGTCATTCCATTTGGTGCAAATTTTGATAATGGAAAATGGACTGGGATAATCGATGATCTTAAAGATACTCAGCAAGAGAAGAATAAATTAAGAAGTAGCACATTGCATATAGTTACCGCTACTACTAATCCTGGTTGGGAAGTTCCTAGAGGAAGTGTTGATCCAGATACTATGAGAGCATTAAAGACTTCTGGTGCAGCTACTGGTCTTATCTTAGAACATGATTCTGCGATAGGTCCACCTAAAAGGATATTACCTAGTCCATTCCCTCAAGGTGTATTTGCTCTTGCAGAACAAAGTAATAATGATCTAGCTCAAATCAGTGGTGTTAATGATGCTAATATAGGTGCTGTATCTAAAAATCAAGAAAGTGGGCGATTGAATGAACAACGACAGATACAAGGTGTTACTACTAATTTTGGTATATTTAATAATCTTGATTATAGTAGCAGGTTGTTAGGTGAATTTATAATTGAGGTTATAAGATCAACTGATATTTATACCGTAGAAGAGATACAGGAAATAGTAGAGATGTCTGATATGTTTGATAAGACAATATTAGCAGAGGCTAAGAGTGTTGTTGATGAGAAAATACCTATCCCTGATATGGCATCAATAATGGCGGAACTTAATACTCAAGAAGAAAAGTCTCAAGCAGAACAATATTATCAGCAACTTACGATTGCAAGACAGAATTTTACAATTCAGACTGCCAAAAAATTAATGATGAATGATATACATAATCTATATCAAGGAAGATATGGTATAACTGTAAGTCAAAATCCTTATAGTCCAACAATTAAGGCAGCTAACACGTCTATATTGTTTACTTTATCACAACAATATCCTGGATTAATTCCACCTGAATACTTATTAAGTCAAACTGAATTACCTAATAAAGAAGAAATTATTCAACATATTCAGAACAATCAACAATCTCAGGCTCAAGCAGTAGCTGCTGAGACTAGAAGAGAATTAATGGCTGATATAGCAGTTGAACAAGAGAAGAATAAGGGTAGAATTCAAGTTGAACAGATTAAACAAAAGGGCGAAAGTAATACGGCAATAGTAAAGGAAGCAGTTAAAAAATATGAATAAATCATTATTAATATTATATACAATAATAATTTTATTATTAATGTGTAGTTGTAATTCTAGTAATCTAAGACCTGAATTGCCTAAAAAAAGTAATATAAATAATGAGTTAAAGGAAACTGTTTCTTCTATTAATTGGTTTAGTGGGATTCTGGTAGCATCATTTGTGATAGGTATAGTGGTCGTTGGATTAGGACAAAAAATTATAGGATCTACTATAGCCATAGGATCTATAGCTGGACTAATTCTAATAATTACTATTGCTCAGTATGCTAAACTGATAGCTATTATAGGTATTCTTTTACTAATAATAGGTATTGTGTTCTTTATTTATCAATTGTTAAAGAACAAAAATGTTATAAGAGAATTGATAAAAACTACTGAGGTAGCAAAAGATAAGTTAATTCCTAAAGATAAAATAGAATTTAAAGAGTTGGCAAATAAGATTCAAAATAAATTTACAAAGAATATAGTTAAAAAGATAAGATCTTTGCCGCAAAAATAATACTCTAATTTGTATTATTTAAATAGAAAGCAGGTAGTTTCTGCATAACTACGATATGCAAGTTCCTTTCAGGAAACAATTAGAATAGTTTTTACTAATTTTTTAACTAGAGAAAAAAATTATGTGTGTATATTACTACATATCTTGGAATATTCCAAAGAAAGAGAGTTTTAAATTATGAGTGACAAAATTAATGAATTGTTAGAGGCAGCAGGAATGGATGATATAATAGATTCTTTTGAAGAATTTGAACAGATGGATGAAGAAATGAATAGACAAGTAGAAGAACAAATGAAAGAAGATGCTGTTCAAGAGAAACCAGTAGAGGCTGTAAAAGAAGAACCGGTAAAAACAATAGTAGAGGCTACAGAAGAAGTTGAGACTAATGAGGTTGACTTAAATGAAGCTTTAGAGACTTCAACAATTGAAAATCTAAATAAAGCTTTACATCAGGAAAGAGGTAAGAAACAGGTTTTAAAAAATCAGGATTCTTTAAAAACACAAGAAATTGAGTTATTGAGAAGAGAGATTAGTCTATTAAAAGAAAATATTCCTCAACAACAAGTCGTAGAAAAAGATATTTTTCCTGATTATTCAGATAATGAAGAATTAACAAAAGCAGATCTTAAAGTTTTTATGAAGCAACAAAAAGAAGAATTGAATAAGCAACAGCAACTACAGACTACAGAAATGCAACAGAAAAAGGCTTTTGATTCAGCAACTGAAATGAGATCTACTTATGATGCAAGTTATGGTGAATTGAGTTATGACAATGTTTATAACAAGTTTGCCAATGGCGAATTATATCTTACTAATGGACAAGCAGCTGACGTAAATTCTGCTACAGAACCTGCAAAAGTTTTTTACAATTATGCAATTAATTCTGATCCAAGTTTAAAACAAAAGCAATTTGAGTTAGATATTAAAAATTTAATTCAAAGTAAGAAAAAGAGTAAACCAGTTGTTGATAGTAATTTACAACAGGAAACAAAAACAGAAAATGAAATAGATTTAAGTTTCGGGAATCAAGCACAATCTACTAAAGAGCATATTAATAATTTAGTAAGAGACGCTTTCGGGACTTAAACAATAATGAAAGGAATACAAAATGGCAGCACCAATCACAGGGGCATCCTCTTGGAATATTAACGATCCAAGGTCTCAAAAAAAATGGTCAACTAAGTTTTTCGCATTTATATTAGAAAATATGCTGTTCTCAAGTTTAATGGGATCAGGTATTAATAATGTAATTACACAGGTCACTGATTTGACTTCAGCACCTGGCGGAACAATCGTATTTGATATCGAAGCACCTCTTACCTCAGTTGGTATAGGCGATAACGAAAGGCTTATTGATGGAACAGCTACCGATAATACGGAAGCATTGAAGAATTATTCATTCCAGGTTGTAATCCACGAAAGAGCACTTGGCGTGCAAGAAGGTGGAAAAACATCTAGTCAGTATACCAGAACAAATGTAAAAACTTCCGGCCTCAAACGGTTGGGAATTTGGTCCAGCGAACAAATCGAGGACGACCTGGTGCGGGCGATGTCCGGCGTAGGGAATGTCTCAAGTAACATCGAGACTGTTAATCAAATCGATCCTACACAGAATAGATATTACGCTATAGGACAAGCAACATCAACACCTTATGCTGTATCTTATGTTCAGATTGACTCTACTACTAATATCTCGGGACTTGCACCTACTGTTAATTTGCCTCTTGCTAGCTTTACAAGTCATGCAACTGGTTCTGGTAGTAGATTTGGAACTAAGGTTATTGAGTTCTTAAGAAGAAAAGCAAGAGACGTTATCACTGGAACATATGGAACTACAAGTTTAAAAATACCTAAACTTGCACCTATGAAAATAGATGGTAAAGACACATATGTTTATATCATAAGTAGGTTGATGGAAAAATCTCTTAAAGCCGACCCATTGTGGCTTGAGAGTCAACAGCAAGCCAATGTCCGAGGTTTGAAGAATCCGATTTTTGACGGCAGCGTAGGAATTTGGGATGGTGTCGTAATTTACGTCTCAGAAAGACTTCAGCAAAGAGTTGGAGAAGGTGGTGTAACTTCTACTGAAGGTTTTAACACTTACGAATCCGGTGCTGGTTTAGATGCTGTTGCATCTGGGCATACCGTTGATAGAGGTTTATTTGTAGGTGCTCAGGCTGGCGTTATGGCTTGGGGTTCTATGCCTAAGAAAACTACTTCGAGAGAAGACATTGATAGACTTGATGCCGCTGCTGTAAGTATGGTATATGGCACAAAGAAAACTCAATGGTCCTATTATGTCCCAAACTGGTCGACCAACCTTGGGGTTAGTTCAATCACTGAAGATTATGGTGTTATCACCACAGATGTGATCGTAGATTCAGACTAAATCAGTAGTAGTTATTAAGTAATCTTTATAGGTTACTGTTCATTTACAAGTTAATAGAGATAGTGTCTTTTATTTTTAAGATACTATTCTCTATATTTTAACATTTTTTTAAGGAATTAACTATGGCAAATTTAGGTTTAGCCAATTTTAAGATAAACATTAGTGATATTAATGCTAAGCCAGTAAGTTTATCAGGAATTAAGTTATACAATGCAGGAACTCATATTGTTCCTACTGTATATCAAAGTCCTTCAGGAACTGTATTAACCACATTTACAGATTCTTATTCTGATGGAACTTTTAGTTTTTATGGTAGTGGATCATATGATATAGTTTTAACAGATAATGCTGGAATGATTTACTACAAGTCCAACATTGGCAGTTCTACCTCTGTAACAGTTGTTCCTACCGCTGTTCAGATTTTCAGTCGTAGTATTGGTTTAGAGAACTCTGGTTGTGATATAGAAGTTACATCAAGTAATACTTATGGTGCTTATACTGAGACTATTGAAAATGCTATTCCAGCTAAAGCTCAAGTTATTTGTGCTCAAATCGTTTGCACAGATACAGCATTAAATAGTGATGCTAATCCTTCTCAATGGGGATCTATTTCTGTTAGTTTAGGAACAGCTGCTGCTAGTGATAAGATATCATTAACAAAGTGTCATGTTATAGATCAGATAGCTTCTACAGCGATGAGTGCTGCTTGGGCGTTAGATGGTAAGAACCCTCAAGATCTTATTGTATCTTTAGATCCTGAAGATCCTGCAGTGGGTGATGGTAATGAATTAGATAATCCATCTGCCGATGCTTATTGGTCAAATTTTGAGACTGGTCAATGGCAGTTAATAGTAGCTTATGTAGCAAACAACTCACTAGCATATTAATTTTTAAGAGGGCAAGTAGTGTGTTAATCACACACTATCCCTCTTTTTTTTTTAGGAAAATTAAATCATGACAATAACTAAAAGTTCACTCTTAGAATTTATGAACAATGCTCTTGAAAGAGAAGAAGTTGCTGATTCAATAGATAATGAGATTAATAGAGTTCTTTTTACTATATCATCTACAGGTAATTTTTTAGAAGATATTGATACTAGTAATACTATTAATGCTACAACAACTACATGTTCACTTCCGACTTACTATAAGGGATTAAATTACATAAGATTATCTGATCCTGTTTCGGGTGCAACAACTGAGTCTCTTGTCGAGATACCTTATGATGAATATCTAAATTCTTCATCTTCTGTTTCTAATTCTTTTTCCCAAAATTTTTCTATCTTTAACGATACTATTTATTTCATTCCTCAATCAGCAGATGTAACTGTTTATATTTATTTTTATAAACTACATCCACCTACACCTGATGAAATTTCATTTGATGATAAATTTCTATCTGTATTACAGAGTGGTGTAACATATGAGGTTGCATTTAAATATGGACTTAAAGAACAGTTACAATTGTGGGGTATTAGATATCAAGGTGATTTAAGAGATATAATGAATTATCAAAAGAAACCAATAAGTCTAGTTAGATTTAGTAGATTTTAAAAACTTTTAAGGAATATTATAATGGCATTTCAAGATCCTATTGATATATCAATACCTATTGGGTCAGAGAGTGAAAAAAAAGGTGATGATAGGATTAGACAAACAAAAAGAGGTCTTCAGGAATTAATGAATGTTGATCATAAAGCTGATTTAACTGGTACTAGAATTAGTGCTGATGGATCTGGAACTCATAATCAAGTTACATTAAATGAGAAAACTTCTACACCTATTCCACCTACAGGCGTTACCGAGAATTATGGAATCGTATATGTAAAATTAGATTCAGAAACATCTCAATCAGAGTTCTTTTATATTGATGAGGCTGGACAAGAGTTACAGATTTCTAAAGATGGAAAGTTAGTTTTAGACAATAATATTATAACTAATAATAATGTAGCTATAAAAGCCACAACATTTGCCGATGATGGAACTACAGTTGATCTTATTAAATTAAATGATGACGATGTTCCTGTTATAGCTGATGGTGCTTTAGTTGCGGCGGCTACAGAATTAGGTGATGATGATAGAACTTTAGCAGATAAAGGTTATGTAGATACAAAAGTTCTTGTTGCTTCAAGAAGTGCTGCTACAACTGTTTCAGATGTTGTGACTGAAGGCGAAACAAACATAGATGTTGCTTCTACTTTAGCAGATACTACTTTAGAATTTATAGCTACTTTTGAATGGACAGGTGCTGATGGTGATCAAGAAGCAAGAGGTGAAGGATTTAGTGACTCAGCAGATCCACCAATTACTGTATTGGGTTATTCTTCAATAAGTTGGAAGAATGATAGTAGTAAATGGGGATCGTATTCATTTATAGTTAAAAAAGGTGATTATTACAAAGCTAACTGGGTAGGTGTCTCTGATGATAGTATTACTGGTGCACCAGTAACTAGAAGATATTATACAATGGCTATAGGAAATTAATTTAAGGGGAAGTTATGCCTTTGCAATATGCTATATTTGATCCAGGATTAGCTGGTGTAGTAAATAACAAACCTGATATTAAATTATCTGATGTGGTTTCTGTTGATAATTCTAATGTGATCATAGAAGAAGGTGAAGTTCAGACAGCAGCTTTAAGATTAAAAGAAGGAATAGATTTTAATAATAATCAAATAAAGATACCTGAATTTTCTTTTACATTGGTATTTATTACTGCTTTTACTGATACAGTAGTATTTAATGGGACTGGATCAGGACTAGAGGCAGGCGATACATTTTATGTTATAGGAACTACACCTGACGAATCTGGTGAGGGATTTAATCCTAGCAATGGAATAGATCCTAGTGCTATAGAAAGTGATCCTAGTTCTGACTATTCTGATCCTTCTATGGAAACTGATCCTAGTTGGATGATACCTGATACGCCAAGTGTTAGTAACGATGGTTATTATACAGTATCAAGTATATCAGAAGCAGGTGGAAATACTCAGATAATAACAGTTGAAGATATAGAAGTTAATTCCACTGAAGGTTGGGTTCATATAGGGACTACTTCTGCCTTATTTATAAAAAACCTATACCACGAGGACGGCACTGAAGAGTTGTTTATTTTTACGAAAAATAATATTTTTCAATACATACCTGCAGGATTAGTATTAGCACAATTAGATTTACCTTATACTATATCATTAGATATAGAAATTTGGTCAGTAGATCAAGGTAATGTTAATTTTGGAACTACAGAAAGTCCTGATACTGATCAAGGGTTAATAGCGTGCAATGGGATATATAGACCATTAAAGATAAGTGGTGCTGGAATAGTAACTATTCTTTTAACAGAAATAGACGATTCGGGTGCATATATTTCTGTGGCAGATCAATGTATTTTTTATGAAAATTATTTAATACTAGGTAATGTGACTTTATCAACTGGTTCTAATTATTTTTCTAGATTTTATTATAGTGCTATTCATGATACTGCTGATTTTAAAGGTGCTGGTAGTGGTGTAAATTCTATTGAGGGTGCTGACAAATTAACAGCATTTGGTTTAGAGATGGATCAATTAATTATTTTTAAAGAAGAGTCTATCCATCAATGTTATTTAGTAGCAACAACTGGCACTACATTCCAGATTAATAGAATATCTACACCTGTAGGATGCACTGCACCTAGATCTATTATCAATGATAGAAATAATTTCTTATATTTCTTTGGGACTGATAAGAGATTTAAGGCATTAAGAATTGGTGATATAAGTGATATAATAGAAAAGACAGTTGATAGTATACCTAGTGATTTAGAGAAGGGTATTTGTGGAATATATTTAGAAAGACAAAATAGAATGTTATGGAATATACCACAAGGTTCTACTGCTACTACTAATAATAAAGCAATAACTATTAAAGAAGGCGTTTGGACATTTTTAGATATTGATGTATCTGCTATGAGTGTTTATAGAAAAGTTGTGACAGATAGTTGGGACACTCTAAGTGAGAATATTACTTGGGATAATACAGTAGGAACTTGGGACGATATAGGTTCTAATAAGGGAACTAAGGAAATAATATCAGTAGATTATGCTGGTAATCTTTGCTATCTGTTTAAATCTTTTCAGGATTTAGGTGAAGACTATTCGTCATATGTTACGATTTCTACAGATCTTTCTTCTAAAAAGAAATTAACATTATACAAACGAGTACTTTATATCGATTTTTATATGAGACCTATCTCTGCTGTAGAAGATGAAACTGAATTATGGATCTCTAAAGATAATAATATTTCTTATAATCAACTAACTAGTGTTAATACTTTTAGTGACACAGAAGATATTAAGATAATAAGAAAACCTGTATCTATAAGAGCTAAGACTTTCCGAATGAAAATACAATCTGATAAACAATTTAGTCTGATCGGTCTTATTATTTATTACGAGCAAATGGGGGGTAGATAGTGCCATTTGAAAATCCAGAAGAAGCAAAAGAATATTTAAAAGAATATAGAGAAATACCCCAAAATAAAGCAAAAAAAAGAGAGTATAGTCAAAGACCTAAAAATAAGGCAAAGAGAAAAGAATATAGAGATAGACCTAATGTTAAGGAAAAAATAAAAGAATATTATCAAAGACCTGAAATAATAAAAAGACAAAAAGAATATAGTCAAAAACCTGAACGAAAAGCACAGCAAAAAGAATATAGAAATAGACCTGAAAATAAGATAAGACAAAAAATAAAACAAAAAGAATGGTATCAAAAAAATAAAGTAAAATCAAAAATAGCAAACAGAAAAAATCATCTAAAAAGAAGATATAATATAACTATAGAAGATTATGACAAAATGTTTGATAAGCAAAATGGATGTTGCAATATTTGTGGCATTCATCAAAAAAAAATAAAGAAAAAATTATGTGTAGATCATTGTCATAAAACTAAAAAAGTTCGTGGTTTATTATGTTCTGAATGTAATTCAGGAATAGGAAAATTAAAAGAGAACATAAATATTTTTAAAAAAGTTATTAAATATTTAAAAAAACATAATGCCTCAATATAATAAAAGAATTAAACCCACGTTGCAAATCAACATTCCCAAGGTCAAGGACCCTGCCCAGGATAAATACAACAGGCAGTTGTTTGCTTTACTCAAACAGCAACATGAGCAAGCTAATAGAGAAGGGTTTACTCTTACAGTAAAAGACGATGTAGAATTTAAAACGGAAAACGTAATAGATTTAATATTTGAGAATACTTCACTTATAGATAATCTAGATGGATCTGTAACAATAGATGGGACTGCCACACCTGGTGGATCTAATAATAAAGTAGCATTGAATTCTAGTGGTGTATCTGGCTATCTTGGTAGTAATTCTACTGATGGTGTCCTAAGAACTAGTTCACCATTAATATATAATGCTGATGTCTCTAACAACTGGTTGACTTTAGGTATTCAAATTGCTTCGGTTGCTACATCAGGTTATATTACAGCGGTTGACTGGGGGGTTTTTAATGATAAAGCGGACTACTCTTTCGGCAATAATGATTTTATAGGAACAGGAAACATAACGACCTCGGGTGGCATAACAGCCTCTACTATAACCGGAACTATTACACAAGCAAATCAACCACTTAATCATTCATTTTTAATTAATCTTACGAATGATGATCATCCTATGTATTCATTAATAGATGGAACTAGGCAGTTTATTAACACAGTATCTGGTATAACACCAACGGCTGCTTCTCACCTAGCAACAAAAGATTATGTAGATAGTCTTATTAATGGTTTAAGTTGGCGAGAACCTGTTATCTGTATAATAGATGATCCACCTATTGGGCATATTGATCCTTCTGCTAATCCTTCTTTTGATGACCCCATAATTCCTGAAATAGGTGATAGATATTTAATCGGACAAAATCCTACAGGTGATTGGGAATTAAGAACTGATGAGATATCTGAATGGAATGGTGATGATTGGGATTATAATATTCCTCAAGACGGTTGGACTGTTGGTGTAACCTGTATGGGTTCATCATATACTTATAATGGAATAAAATGGATAGCGATTGGCGGAATAGAACAACATAATTCCTTGTCGGGAATCCAGGGGGGAACAACTAATGAATATTATCATTTTAGTCATTCTAACTGGTCAGAAATATATACATGGTTATTATCTGTCACATTATCAGCAGGTGGTAGTTTAAATTTAGGTGGTGGGGATTTAACTGCTAATGATATAACAGGAACTTTATTAACAACTTCTCAACCTAACATAGATCATTCTTCTTTAGATAATTTAGAAGTTGATAGTCATGAACAATATATTTTAGAAGATGGAACTAGATCATTTTCTGAAACAGTTGCAGGTATAAGTCCTGTAATGGATGCAGATTTAACTACTAGGAAATACGTAGATGATCAAATAGATAATGATGTATCAGCCGCTATCAATATAGCTTATTGTGCTCAAGATGCCCCTCATTCAGAGAGCATTTTATGCACGTTAGGAAGTTCTGATGGACTTGGAATATTAGTTCAATGTGATATTCATAATGAGCAGAATCCAAGTGTTGGCGGTGGTTATCTAGATCAGGCAGTCCCTAGATTAGTTAATGGGCAGATAATAGAAGTAAGAAAAGTAAATGACGAATATCGTTGTTCTACTGGGTTTAGTTCTTCTCAATCTACACTGTATTTAAGAGAAAATTCGGATGTTGATTCTGATCTAAATCCTAAACAAGGTGATTACTGGTTTTATGATGGTGATGAATGGACTTCATCTTCTATATTAGTAGGAACTATTGAGATTGCTTATTGCACTCAAGATGCACCATCAGGAAATATTATAGAAGCAGATATAGATTTTATTGGTGGTCAGTCTATTGACGTTTTATGTTTTATATCTGGTCTTAAAAATCCTAGTTCAAATGATGGTAATTTAGATCAGGCAACACCTAGACTAAAATATGGTGATCAAATAAGTGTTTCGTTGGCAAATGATGGGACTTGGTATTGTCCTTCTCAATTTTCGGAAACAAAAGTTTTAAGTTTAAAAGAATTATCAGATGTCTATAATGACTTAGATCCTAATACAGATGATGTATTAAAGTATGATGGAATAGAATGGAATGCATCGCCAGATGTTGGTATAACAATAAAGCAAAAGAGTGATGAGAATAGAGCAGATAATAGAATTGTAAGAACTTTATTTAATGATCCATCTGCTGGTAATAATGATGATTTAGAAGAAACAAAATTAATTATAGATGATGGCAATAATTTAGTTTTAAGATCAGGTTTTAAAATAATTTGGAATGGTGAATAATGGCATTTATATATGATACGAAAGGTGAAAGGGCAACAATAACGACAGCTGACCCTGTTGCTTTTAATTATACTTGTGGTGCAAATACAAAGATACTTGTTGTAGCATTAACCTCATCCACTAATGCTTCTCGTCCAGGTGGTGACCCTACATATAATGGTGTTGCCTTAACTCAAGGTGGTTATGGGGATTTAAGAGTTACTGGACCTGCTGAAACTTTTAGTGAAATTTGGTATATGCTTAATCCACCTACTGGATCATCATATGTTGTTAGTTGTCCTAATAGTAGCAATAGAACAATTAGATTACAGGCAGTATCTTTTACTGGTTCTTTACCTGCTGAAGTATTCGGCACTGATAGCCAATCAACCACTGCTACAAACAGTAGTAATACTATTCTCTCTGTGCCTGAAGGTGCTGCCTGTGTAAGTTGTTTAGGCAATGGTAATACAAATGATGTAACTGGTAATTCTCATATTTTATTATATGAACACGATGAAGGTGCCTGGAATAATGCTTTACAGTATTCTATTCAAGATGTAACAGGGGATGAGACTCATACATTTACAGGTGCAGGAACAGAT